ATCGGTGTACACCGATTACTTCTCTATCCCCCTATCGGTGTATCGGTGTCTTATATATACTAGAGCTACTAAAAGCCCATAGGGGCACTCAGCTATAATATTACCTGAGTGCCCCGCGACCGGTGTATTGGGGTTACTTTAACTTTTCTGCTTTTGTGGTACCCTTATCTTTAGTCGTTCAATCAGAAGCGCTCCTCAGCGCTATGTTAATTCAAATTTGAATTATAAAGCAAGTGGACACTCTGAACCCACTAACAATGTGGGATCCATTGTTGAACGACTTTCCCAAATCAGTGCATGGATTCCGGTGCATGTTGGCAATAAAGTATTTGCAACAAGTTCAAGAGAATTACCCTTCTAATTCTCTAGGTTACTCGTACCTTACAGGGTTAATTCAGGTATTGCGCATCCGGAATCATGCCAAAGCGGACCTACGAATACTGCATTCTCTACCCCGATATCGAATGCACGGAGGAGATTGAACTTCGATACCCCGCTCATGCTGCCTGCCTCTGCGGGAGGTGTCCCTACCAACATGAAAAGGAGGCGTTGGACCAACCGCCCCATGTGGAGGAAACCTCGGTTTTACCGACTGTATAGGTCCCCTGATGTCCCTCGTGGTTGTGAGGGACCATGTAAAGTTCAATCATTTGAAGCAAAGGATATTGCCCCCACAGGCAAAGTGATTTGCATATCGGACGTNACTAAAAGTAATGGAATTACNCCTCGTTTAGGCAAACGTTTTTGTTGCATCAAGTCCGTGAACATTACTGGGAAGGTTTGGATGGACGAAAACATTAAGTCCAAAAATCACACGAATACTGTGATGTTCAAGTTATGTCGTGACAGACGACCATTTGGTACACCCATGGATTTTGGTCAAGTGTTCAACATGTATGACAACGAGCCCAGTACAGCCACTGTGAAGAACGATCTGCGTGATCGTTATCAAGTCTTGCGAAAGTTTAGTGCCACTGTTACTGGTGGCCAATATGCTTGTAAAGAACAAGCCATGGTGAATCGTTTCTTCAAGGTTAATAATTATGTTGTTTACAACCACCAGGAGGCAGCGAAGTATGAGAACCATACTGAGAACGCATTATTATTGTACATGGCATGTACTCATGCCTCAAATCCTGTGTATGCAACACTTAAAATTCGGATCTATTTTTATGATTCGATATTGAATTAATAAAGATTGTATTGAGCATTATGCGTAAAGCTTACATCCTCCACCAAGTGGAGTTTTATTGTACAGGAAATCCGATGCGAAATATAAAATATTTGCTAAGCTAATGACCCCTAAATTATTTAAAAACTTAAATAATTGGTTACGGAAGATCGATAAGATCATCCCAGAAGTCGCCTTCATATAATGGTAGAGCTTCAAGTCCAGGAAGCACTTGTGCATCCCCAGTGCTTTCTTCAACCTGTGATTGAACATATGCGCAGCTTGGTGACCATTCATTCTGGACTCTGCTAGAATTGGACTGTGGTGCATGATCTTGAAAGAGAGGGGATTTTGCACCTCCCAGATATAGACGCCACTCCTGAGTTGAGCTGCAGTGATGTTCTCCCCTGTGCGAAAATCCATAGTTACGGCAGTTGATATGGATGTAATAGCTACACCCACACTTCAGGTCAATTCGAGATCGTCGAATTGCTCTCTTCTTGGCGACCCTGTGTTGAACCTTGATTGACGGTGGAGAACAGTGGTTCTTTGAGGGTGTAGAATTCCGCATTCTTTGAAGCCCACTGTTTAAGCGCAGCATTGTTCTCTTCATCCAAGTACTCTTTATAGGAGGACTTGGGACCAGGGTTACACAGAAAGATGGTGGGGATACCACCTTTAATTTTAGTGGGCTTCCCGTACTTGACGTTAGACTGCCAGTCTCTTTGCGCGCCCATGAATTCTTTGAAATGTTTCAAATAATGTGGATCAACGTCATCGATGACGTTGTACCATGCCTCGTTAGAGTATGTTTTGTCGTTTAGATCCAAATGGCCGCAAAGATAATTATGAGGACCTATGGCACGTGCCCACATGGTTTTACCCGTGCGACTATCTCCTTCAATAACTATACTAATAGGTCTATCTGGCCGCGCGGCATCTCTCACATTTCTTTCAGCCCATGAAGAAATGTAGCTTGGAACCTTGTCGAATGACTCCAATGTAAAAGGCGACTCATATGCCTGTGTAGGCTCTGTGAATATCCGAGACAAATTACAATTTAAGTTATGAAATTGTAAAATGAAATCCTTAGGAGCCTTTTCCTTCAATATAAGGAGGGCCTCCAACTTTGATCCAGAGTTGAGTGCCTCGGCGTATGCGTCGTTGGCAGATTGTTTACCTCCTCTAGCTGATCTGCCATCGATTTGGAAGGTTCCATGATCAAGAATGTCTCCGTCTTTCTCCATGTATGTTTTAACATCTGAGCAGCTTTTAGCTCGCTGAATGTTCGGATGGTAATATGCCGATCTGCATCTGGAATGGAGGTCGAAGAACCTTTGGTTTTTCGTTTGTTGTTTCCCTTCGAACTGAAGCAGAACATGGAGATGAGGTTGTCCATCTTCATGGAGTTCTCGACAGATGCGGATGAACTTCTTGTTAACTGGTGTTGACAAGGCTAGAAGTTGTTCAAGAGCGTCCTCCTTTGTAAGAGGACATTTGGGATATGTCAAGAAATAGTTTTTTGCGTTTATAGCAAAACGACCTTCCCTTGGCATATTTGAAGTCGTTTTTGT